GGAGACTCTGCATCTTTTGAAAATAAAATCTTTTTATAGGTCTTAATTTTTCTCACCTCTTTTTTTTTGAAATTTTGGCTGATCAGCCGTGAATAGAATTACTTCTATATTAGATTATTCTCTACTTATTTAATTTCAGAACAAAGTCCTATAATGTCTTCTTGGCTTATATATCCTATACAACCTGTGCTACCTAATTTTTTATCAAACTTATCTGATTCAAACCAAATTTTATATCTAATTTCGTCTGTTTCATCTACGAGTTCTATACCACGAATGAAGGCATCTACTTCTTTTCTATTATCATTTTCATAATGAATTTTTGTCCTTACTTTATCGCATAAATTATATTTATTTACCATTCATCTTACCTCACTCTATTGGAATCATCTTTACCACATTATCACCCATATGTTCAACCGCATGATAATCTGCAATCGACTTTAAAAAATCACATCTATTAGGTTCACATCCTCTTCCTTTGTATAAATTACATACATAATTACCACGCAACTGATTTGTACATTCAGAAAAGATACATTCTTTTGGTTCATCTGGCATTTTATCTACAATAATTTTCACTCTCTCACCTCACTATTCAAAGATTTCACCAATAACTTTCAACTTAATACTCTGACTAAATTCTGAACCAGCAGCCTTTGGATGACCACCACCACCAAATAAATTTGCTACATCTTTACCAAGATCAATATCTTCTTTAACGGTTCTATAAGATACCGTACAACCATCAATATCAATCATTGCCACAAAATCAATTTCAGGATGCATTTTACAAAGTCTATTACCTAATTCGCTAACAAACCTATCTGCAAATACAAAACCACAAACCTTACCACACATAGGACTGGTAAACATGGTTTCATTCTTCTCCTCAATATATCTATCAATTTCATCCTGCTTAATCTTCAGAACAACCTCATCTTTAGCAGATAACAATGGGAATATTTCACCACGTATCTCTGAAATACACCAATGAATAAAATCATCTCGACCATACAGATAAAGTAAATCGTTCACCTGCTTGCAAATAACACCATCTTCACCAAGTTCTGACCATCTCCAAGTGTCGTAATCTCTCACTAATTCAGCAAATCTCTTTAACGCATTATTATTCTCTAACTCTTCACTCAGGCAACCATTCATACCTAACCAATGATAAAACAACATAGTTCCCGATGTTTTAATTCCTTTAGAATCTTCGATAACTACATCACACCAATCATACTTATTTAATCCAAGAGCTGTTGGGTGATGATCTAATAACTGAACATTGCCTCTTTTATTCAGCAACTCAGCAGTTTCTTCATTGACACGAATATCGGTAATATAAATTGGGATTGTGTCGTCCTGTTCTGTTTCCAAACATTCCTTTACACTTGAATCAATATTATCATAATCACAATATGAAATATCTACATCTTTACCAAATACAAGTTTTGCCAAAATACCACAACCTATTCCATCAAGATCCGTATGTGAAAATAATTTAACCATGTAATCTCCTCTTTGCTATTTCTAATAATTTTTCTTTCTCATTTATATATTCTCCACTAATGACTGAATCCAACAGATTATTTAATACCTCACCAATTTCTTTTCCTGGCTTATATCCAATAGTAATTAACTCCTTACCATTAACTGCTAAATCCTTTAGAGAAAAACATTCATTATCCTGTAAGACTTCTTCTAAAATATATTCGATGTTATCAATCTTCTGTAATCTTGTTTCCTGATTCATGTCTGCTTGTGCTTTAATATCGGCTCTACGAATATTTAATAATCTTCTAAACTGTTCTTCTCCAATTTTATTAAGCCATCTCTTGATATATTTCTTTCCCACCTCAAAAGTAGCATCATGATAATAGACTAATTCAACAACTTTCTCTCTTGTGTCATTATCAAATCTTAATCGCTTCATTATTTTATCAGTCATATCAGCACTGACTCTTCCATGACCTTTAAAGTGTCTGATACCATCTTCTCCATCTTGATAACAGTGTGGCTTACCAAAATCGTGAAAGAATACTGCCAATCTTGTTACTAAATCATCGGATTCACAATATTCTATTGCATGTACAGTATGATTCCATACATCATAAATATGATACGGATTATTCTGTTGAAAACCAAACATATCTTTAATTTCAGGAATGAACAACAAGAATACTTCGTGATATAAGACCATTTGTACACAGAAATCACTCGATGCAGCAATTTTACAGAACTCACTATTGATCCTTTCAATAGATATATTCTCCAAATTCTTATACATTTTAGAGATATTCCAATCTGTATCAGGTTCAAGGACAAATCCCAACTGTGAGGCAAATCGAATAGCACGTAAAATTCTTAATGCATCTTCTGAAAATCTGTCTTCTGCTCTGCCAACACATCTAATCTTGTGGTATTTAATATCTTCCATACCATTAAACGGATCTATAAGACCAACTTCATCGTTATATGCCATTGCATTGATTGTAAAATCTCTACGCTTTAAATCTTCTTCAAGGCTTCGTGTGAATGTAACACTGTCAGGTCTACGACTATCTGAATAGTTACCATCAATTCTATAAGTCGTAACTTCGTATCCTTCACCGTTAATTAAAATTGTGATAGTCCCATGCTGCAATCCAGTCTCAATAATTCTCTTATCCTTGAATACTTTCATCATTTCATCTGGTGTGGCAGAAGTTGTAATATCATAGTCATGAATTGGTCTTCCAAGAATACTATCTCTCACACATCCTCCGACTAAGAAAGCTTCATATCCATTATTTTGTAGACTATGGATAATTTCATTTGCACCGGATGGAATTTCAATTTTTAGATTAGATTTCACCTTTTACCACCCTTTCATTTACACTAGCAACAAATTCATTGATAGCCTTATAATTAGGATTATCAGGAAGACTTGTGTTTTCCTTCGCATAATCTAATCTCTTTTCATAATCATTTACCATTTCAAAGAATTCTGGGATTGGCTGATCGTTGCTATCCAAATATTTACCATTACGAATATCCATAAGCAAATCATGTTCGTCTTCTCTATACGTGATTATTCTCTCTTTTTCAAGAATATCCAAACACATCATGTACAGACGAATCAAATGCATTGAATGTTTAGCGATTTTACCATGTTCAATTGCTTTTTCATTTCTCTTGCCAATTTTTCCATACTGACGAACTGTATTCTGAAGCTCATTCCACATAGAACAATAATCTCTTAATGGGTAATGATGTAATTTTACATCCATAAATATCTCTGTGTCATAACCTTCCTGCACAGCTCTATCAATATATAATCTCATAGAATCATCTTCATATGGTGTATATTTCTTTGTGAAGTCAGTCTGCATAAATTCAAGAGTCTTTAGAATATGTTTCTCTAATTCAGACTGCGACATCTGATGTGCAGCTTTCTGGTTTAATCTGTATAATTGCTGATTAGCATAACCGCCAAACGAATGACAAGCTCTCTTTGATAAAAATAAATGTGCATTATCAATTAACTCCTGACCAATAGGTGATACATAAAAGTAATGTTCAGGCTTATTGCCAAGCATTTCTATTGTATTAGGATTGGTGTTACTCAATAATGCGACCAATTTATTAAATGCATAAATCGTGGTATCTGTTTCATTATTTACAAATTGCTCAAAATTCTCATTAGTAAGAATCTGCATTTTGCTATTTAATGCACAACCACGAATATCTAAATCGCTACCCTCATTATTTGTTCCATATGCATGACTTCCACCAAGAGTTAAGATAATGATATTGTTACCCAAATTCTTATCTGTTCTCAGGAAGTCATACTCTTTTGATTTTAATTTATTCTTAATCTGTTCAATTGTCATTGTCTTAACCTCCAAAATTCCATAGGAAATGTGCGTTTCATTCTAACGTAAAATATATACCATATATAGTATATATTGCTTATTTTTAATACTATATATGGTATATTTGTAACAATTACTCACCTAATTCTGCAAGTGCCTTATCCAGATCCTCATCAGACATATTTTCAAGTGCTGCATCCTGTCTCTTAGCCTTGATTTCAAGCAATCTCTGTCTCATCTCAGCATTTTTCTTAGCATCTTCTCTCTTCTTTTTCTCATCCAGCTTCACGCTAACAATATACTTAACAATTTCAATCTTGTTAGAAATCTCCTCGTCTTCCTTTGACTTAGTATTCAGAAGACTCTCTTCCTCAGACTTCTTTACTTCCGCATTGAGTGTCTTGAATACTGAGTCCAGATTTGTGAGAGATAAATCCCACAAATCAATTACATTAATCATTCCTCTGAATGGGAACTGATAGTTTGCTCTTGTTGCATTAATAAATAATTCGTTGTTTGTCATAATAATCTCCTTTTCTAATTTAAAACTTAATCTTCATTACACGCTCTGTTGCACCCTTGACCTTGACAACTAAATCTGCTCTCTTTGTCATAGAGAATCCAATTCCTGAAAGCTGATCATCAGTATCTTTTACATGACACTTAGCACCTAAAGCCTCAAATACTCTCTTGTGCTTTTCAAGGTCGCTCTTTAAGAACTCATTATAATATCCATTAGGACTTTCGTTGTTCATACAATCCTTCAGGAAGAAGAATAAATGTCTATGACCAATTCCATCCTGCTCGTCAAAATAGTTTGGACTGTAACTAATTACTGATACAGGAACAAACTGGTTAGTATTTACACCCCAAATCTCACGGCTTGAAATAGATGAACTTCCAGACAGTTTTTCCTTAATTGAGAAACTTCCATTCTCGTCAAGTGTAACTTCTGCCACCTGAACATTCTCACCAGTTCTCATTGACTTATCGTAATCAAACTTGTAAATTTCTCCATTAAATTCAATCTCAGCTCTAAATCCATGCCTTACGCTTCCTGAATACTGATGTACAAAGAACTTATAGACACCTGGTTTCATTCTTGACAGGTCTTCCCAAGTAATATTCTCTACTGCAACCTTTCCATCTGGATGAATAATATCAACGTCTAACTGACCACCCATTCTTGAAACACTTGGCTTTCTACAATTACTAAAGAAAATTTCATTCTTATCTGGTTCAATACAATGTGCATCAAGGTCGTAATTATCATGACCATCTTCATTCCACTGAATAGAAAATCTGAGTACACCGTCAACATTACCGCCAGCAGCTTTTACATTCTGCTTCATATCAGAGTCAGTAATGTTTCCTGAATAAGCCCAAGATAATCCATTATTCCATTTGAACATTGTCTTAGCGTCTGTATTAACAGGTGCAATCATAGAAACAAAATTCTTCTCATGTTTATTCTCTACAAAAGCTTCAATTTCTTTTGCGGTTGGAAGTACCTTATCAATGAAATCCTGTGCTGAAATCTCTTCAACCTTAGAAAACTTCTTAGGACTTACAGCAACATCCTTTTCCATCTGACCAAAAATATCATCTGCACCAACCATTCTTCTTGCAGCACTCTTATTTGAGAACAGTACATTATTTACAGTGATATCGTTCAGATTAGCAAATCTTCTCTGTAATGAATCCATATATCCAAGTTCTGCGATGGTCTTCTTTGCATCCTCAAGCATCTTCTTTGTAAAAATAGCCTTTGGACGCTTATAATTACTTGGAGCGACAATCTGCTCATACTTCTTAACTGCTGTGTCAAGATCCATATCCTCACTTACATTGATAAGAAGTGTTCCAATAGAATGATTTCTAATTCTACCGATAGCCATACCTGCTGTTACCGACTTCTCCCAAGCATATAAATCCTTTTCAGTATCAGAAGTCAGCTTATCGTATTTCTTCTTATACTTCTTGAACTCTGTGAGTACACCTTTCCACTCTTCACCCTTGTAAAGTGTATTTGAATTGATAAGTTCAAGAATTGTGTCAAGTGCATCCATAGTAATTTCATCAAGAGAACGCTTAAATACGTTTCTTGTATCTCTGAACTGTCCCTTAACTTCCTCATTAGAACGACTACTTCTATTTACAAACTTACTTGGAAGCTCTAAGAAGAAATGATCCCACTGATGAGACTTTCCATTGATTTCCTCAAAGTTAAAATCTGTACCAATCTTAGGGAACTTAGTTGTATAAATATCTGTAACTGTATGGGCTTTTACAAAAGCATCAAGTGCATCACATACTGGCTGATATGTTGTGTCGCCAAGATTCAGTTCCCAGATTGTGTGAATTTGATTATCCTTGATAGTGACAGCAGAACCAATATTCTTAATAAACTGTCTACAACAACTACAATCATGTTCCCTACGCTCTCTGAAAATCTCATTTGTACCAGCAGGGAAGCTATCAAGATATGTATTCCATAATTCATCTTTGTCTACATTTACCTCAAATAAATGTGTAGTCTCTTTCTGCATTTCATCGAAGTGCTTCTGTAATGACTTCTTAAATTTCATAAATCCATCCATGTTTTGTACCTCTTCTTTCTTATATTTATTTTTGTTAATTGTTTCTATTGTTATATTCTCCGTTTTATAAATTGAAAGGTTTATTTTATTGCCCTTTGATAGAGTTAGTAGGCTATGACACCTACCAACTCTTGAATTATTTATTCTTCTTACGTTTTCCTACAATAAAACCTGCTCCAAAGCATACACCAAGACAGATTACGAAAACTCCAATGTTTAATACAATCATTACTTATTACCTCTCTGTCTCTTCATATCATCAAGGATCTGACGAGCATTGCGCTCTCTTTCAGAATTAGCAAGTCTTCTCTCATTAGCCTGTGCGCTAGAATCATATGCAATTCTACTTCCCTCTGCACGTTCTCTTGTCTTTCTTGCTCCTTCACGAACTCTTTCAAGCATTCTATCGCTCTCATTATTCGTATTAAGACTATCCATACTCTGATGGAGTTCGATAATCTGACTATCGGCTTCCATCTGAAAAAGAACCTGTTCCTTTTCCTCTTTAAGTTTTTGCAATTCTTCGGCTGCCTGATCACGAATATCTTTTTGATGAACCTGTGCTTCTTTCATCTCTTCAATTGTATCTTTTAGTACATTAATCTTATTCTCCAAAGTAGACTTCTTCATTGCATACTGCATTGCTTCATTTTCTTTGTTTTCATCAAGACAAGCGTTAATCTGCTGTGTAACACGCATAATATCTTTATTTGCCTGATATAAGTCTTTTTCTGCTGTATCACGCTTTCCTGAAATTTCAGCATATGTAGCAGATGCCTTGTTATAAAAATCTTCCTTTTCTCTAATGGCTGCATTGTAATAATCTCTAGCACCTTCTGGTGTCTGTGCATCCTGGCGCATTACTTCATCTGTTCTTCCTTTAAACTTTACTCGAAGCTGTTTACCAAAAGGAGTAAAGAAAAGGATCAGTGCAATTAATACAATCGCCACAATTATAATAAACATAAAATTTGTCATACAATCCTCCTACTCTGCATCAATTCCATACTGATTACATAATGCCTTTAATCCACCGTTATAGCCACTTCCTACAGCCTTAAACTTCCATTCACCATTATGTTTATATATTTCAGCTACGACTAACGCAGTCTCAGTAGAGAAGTCTTCACTTAAATCAAAACGAATAAGTTCCTCACCTGTCTCTTCGTCTACTACACGCACATATGCATTCCCAACCATACCGAAGTTCTGAAGTCTACTCTCAGCATCATAAATTGTGACCGTCACAGCAAGAGTCTCATAGTCTGATGGGATTTTATCAAGTTTAATCTTAATAACCTCATCATCTCCATCTCCCTCACCTGTACGGTTATCTCCCATATGCTTTACACTCTTTGAACTATGTTCAAGATTACCATAGAAAATGAAATCCTCATCCTTGCCAACCTTGCCATTCTCTTTTGTCATAAACACAGAGGCATCGAGATCAAAATCTGCTTCTCCGTCATAATGATTAATATCCCATCCAAGTCCAACAAGAATGTTTTTTAATGACGGTCTACCCTTTGTTAAATCTACTCTCTGTCCTTTACTTAATGAAACTGACATAATTAAATCCTCCTACTTGTATCTTCTTGTTAATTCGCTAACACTTGAATCATTTGTTCCCTGACCGATAGCGTTAAATTTCCACTCTCCGTCTTTCTTATAAACCTCTGCAAATACCATTGCTGTCTTGCCAGCATAATCATCTGAAAGATTATATTTACAAATTTCCTTACCAGTTGACTCATCGACAAGTCTAATGTATGCATTCTTGATAAGTCCAAAATCCTGCTTTCTCGAAATACAATCATAGATATTTACTACAAATACAATCTTCTCAACCTTATTTGTGATATTCGCAAGATCAACTGTAATCTGCTCATCATCACCGTCTCCATCTCCTGTGAGGTTGTCGCCATGATGATACACACATCTGTCTTCTGCTGATCTGTCACCATAATAAACACATGTACGATACTTATCATCTTTTCCTAAAATAATTGCTGAAGCATCGCAATCAATGTTTGGCTTAGAACCAAATAATCCTTTCTTAGCAGCATCCCATCCAAGTCCTACCATAATCTTTGTAAGACCACCTGCTACTTCCTTAGATAAATTAATTTTCTGTCCTTTGACTAAATTTACTGACATATATATTCTCCTTCCATTTTATAAATCAAGACCAAAATTTCTACCAATAGCAGCTAAACCACCATTGTAGCCTGAACCAACTGCATTAAACTTCCATTCACCGTTCTTACGATACAACTCACCTGCAATAACACCTGTCTCTAATGAGAAATCCTCATTAAGTTCATATTTGAAAAGTTCCTCATTTGTATCAGCGTTGTATGCTCTAATGTACGAATTATCAACCATTCCGAAATTCTGCAAACGATTTTCTGCATCATAAATTGTCGCTGAGAAGCTAATCTTTGTAATATTAGATGGAATCTTATTTAACTCAACAATCATTGTCTCGTCATCGCCATCACCTACACCTGTTCTATTATCGCCAGAATAAATCAATGCTCCGCTTGGATGCTGTGGCTGACCATAAAATACAAAATCCTGTTCGCCTGTTACATTTCCTGAATCATCAGTAAAAAATGCTGATACATCCAAATCGAAATCTGCATTACCATCGTATCTATTTGTATCCCATCCAAGACCAAATACGACTTTGTTTAAACCTGCATTACCTTTTGTAAGGTCAATCTTCTGACCTTTAACTAAACTAATTGACATATTGTTTGTCCTCCTTATTCTTGGGAAGGCTGTCAACCTTCCCTTTTAATAATTTAAAAGAAATTGGGAATGTGAGTAACGTCAGAAAAATAAATGGAATAAAGCGTGTAATACATACTGTAATAACACTAATTGAAAAGCATATAAGAGTAATAATCTCTACTTTTTTATAACTTTTATCTCTCCTTATCATGTTCTCATCTCCTCAATTACTTATTCTCTCTTTTCTTCTCAATAATCTTTCTAATAAGATCAATTGGAATAACCATAAACGCTAGAATTACAACTACTACCCAATGTTTGAAATCTAAAGCTGTGACCTTAATAAGATTCTCCGCAAAGTTGCAAAGAACAAACGTCATTGCAAAAATTCCGATTGCAATGGCTGAAAATAACTTGTTCTTTCCAATACCATTGAATAAATTAATATGCTCTGTACGAATATTAAATCCATTAAATACTGCCATAAAGCATAACAATGCGAATCTAGCTGTCATAGCTTCTGTCTCAGTCGCAAACATATTAGCAATTGGGCTAAATGTAATAATTCCATAGAGTGCAATAAAAGCTACTGTACTTATTGCAATACGTTTCTTTGCTCCTCTGATAAATAAACCAGAACCCTTTTTGATAGGTTTCTCTGTCATGTATTCATCTTTTGGTGGTTCGCCACCGAATGATAGTGAATTAAGGGAATCCATAATGATATTTACAATCAGAATCTGAACCGATGCGAGTAATGCGCCCGTTGCAATCATTGGATAGATAACGCTGAGAATTAGAAGTGAAATATTGATAGGTAACTGGAATTCAAGGAACATCATAATATTGTGCATAAATGTTCTTCCAAGTTCTACTGCCTTTACAACGCTTGCAAAATTATCATCTGTCAATACAATGTCTGAAGCTTCTTTTGCTACATCTGATCCACCTTGCATACCAAAACCAACATCAGCTCTCTTTAAAGCAGGACTATCATTTACTCCATCACCTGTCATTGCAACTGATTTTCCAATCTCCTGTGCTAATGTGACAAGTCTGAGTTTTGTGTTTGGTGAGCATCTTGAAATAACTCTCAATCGAGGAATTATACTCTTTACTTCATCATCTGACATCGCTTCAAATTCATCATTTGTAAGTGCTAAATCTCCATCTTTGTAAATTCCACACTCTGTAGCAACTGCAACTGCTGTCTCAATACAATCGCCTGTAATTTCAATAACTTGAATACCAGCCTTATGTGCTGTTTTTACTGCACTAGGTACTTCATCTCTTACAGGATCTACAACACCAATAATTCCAAGGAATGTCATGTCATTTGGTATTTCATTCTCTACTAAATCACCATCTGCCATTGTAACTGCAATACATCTCATCGCATTACTTGTCATTGCTGTAATTGCATTACTTAATGTGTCATTATCGTTATTCTCTATAATTTCACCACTTGAGTCCATTACTTTTGTGCAATGCTCAATCAATTTCTCAGGTGCGCCCTTATAGTATGTAATTCCATCCTTTGTCGTAAAAGCTGAATACTTATTACTACTATTAAATACCTGCTTTAACTTAACTGGATATTTTTTCTGAATGTCAGCATATGTTTCAGGATTTACAAGGCTAAGAACTGCTCTATCAATTGAATTACCACCTGTAATATTGTTTTCTGAATCAAATGTTGCACTATTATTTAAAGAAATGTTTGCCTTGATATTATCCCAAAGAACTGAATCCTTATTTACATCATTACCAAAGCCATCAATAATCTTCTTTGGAGTCATAATACCTGTCGTAAGAGTACCTGTCTTATCAGTACAGATAATATCAACATATGCTAACTCTGGAAT